GCATAGCCCGCGGCGTCCGTGGCATGTGTGCGCAGATGGTCGCCGCCATCCGATAATTTTCCCCGACCGCCCTGCGTCGTCGTTTTCCAGCCTACGATTTTGATATCGTCATGGAAATAGGGGCAAGAATCCTTGTTATATGTCATTCTTACTTCCCCGAGTGCGTTTTTGAATAGACGATTCATGTTCTCAACGCGTGCCTTGACCTTCGGATTTTGCGATTCTTCGCTTTGGAAATAGTCGATCGAATAACCCACCCGCGCCTGCTGAAATACTGACGCTATCTGATCGTAATCCGTCACGCCAGCATTTGACGTGGTGCCGATTCCGCCCGAGCAGTCTCCGAAGACCCGGTAAAAGAATTCGGGGTAGCGGTTGATGAGGATCATTGCCATTCCGGCGGATGACATTTCCGGCTCCGCGATCTCACCGAACCAGTGAATCATCGATCCAAAGTGTTCGCCATTGGGCCCAAACACGTTTGGCCCAATCTGACCTATCATCCAGATGCATGGGGCCGGACTGAAGTTAAAATCGCATCCTACGATGAGAGGACGTTCCCGGTTCGGAACGGCGTCGCCCCACGGGGCAATCGAGCGCGTGTTGTCTGATCCCGCCGTATAGTAAGCGCGCCCGCCGAGAAGGTTTACATGCTGTGCATCGAGTTCCTGTGCCGCTTTGAGTGGAGAATACGATCGAGCCATTGAATCATAATAACTCTGATCGATAATATGCAATTTCACCGATTCGATTGTTTTGACATGCATCGACCCATAGAGGAAATCATTCCGTCGGGCTCCCTTAACGAACCGGCGAAATGACCAATCTTCGCCGTTTGTCGTCGTCGTGATAATCCCTTTTTTGTATTCGCTTTCTCGCATACGCGAAATAACGACGTCGTGCGTGTCTTCGGGCGTATCGCGTGTCTCGTCGAGCCAGTACCAGCTGATCTCGATACCGCGCAATGCATCCGCGTCCGATAGAATTCGAACGAAAGCGTGCGCGACTTTTCCATTTCGTGGATTTCTGACCGATAAAATGTTGCGATAAGTTTTAAATCTGCGCGGCACACCCCATGCCGCGGGCGGGATTCGGTCGACGACGTATTCCAGGCCATAGGCATCCAGCCAGTAGAAGAGCTCGCGGAGCGTAGCCTGTGATAGCTGATCATGATTATTCGAAGCGATTAAACCGGTCTTGTCTGGATGATTTATGAAGTTGAAGACTGCAAACTGAGCGCCAGTGTATGTTTTTCCGCAGTTATGGTGTACTGCTCCCTCCGCCAGATAATTCTCGGTTCCCGGTATATGCACATCCCAGAATTCTTGTTCCTCTTGCAACACCGTGATAGAGACTATCCTGGAGTAGCATAAGGAGTAACTGCATGCGTAAGGCCCGGGAGAAGAGACGGGTTCATGATCGCCAGCCCATTCGAGATCTAGCGGACGGCACTCGCTCTTCATCTGAAATAGCGGCATTGACGGGATATTCGGCAAAATTTGTGCAGGAGGTTTTACTGCATGAGGATCTGCCTCGATTGCCTCGAAACTCTCCGCACGGGGCTCGGAATTCTGCTTATAAAGGCGGCGGAACGGTGGACAAGGACGGATATGTTTTGATGGCTGCTCGATGGCATCCAAACTGCAGAAAGACAGGAATGATCTATTCCCATCGACTGATTTACGAACTTTCGAACGGTATTGTTCTATCGAAGAATCAGGTAATAGATCATATCGACGGTTTGAAACAGAATAATTCACCCAAGAATCTGAGAATTTTTGAAAAGAACTCTGATCATTTGAAGCAAACCCTGTGCGGCCAATTACCTCGCTGGTCACTGATCGGTTGGAAAAAAATGAACACAGGACGTCTCCAACGGAAAGATCAGCCGCATATTCATACGTACCGCCTTTTAAAGCAATCAGGTGCCGCTCGTGAGCAACAAACGAGCCTCGCTCGTGCTCAATTCGGAGAAGCCGGGCTCGACCTTTTACGAACGGTTTTTCGCAATGAACTAGGGTTAGACCTTGATTTCCTACAGAAACAACCAGATCGTTTTCTTGAAGTTTGGAAATCTCGCACGGACCATGAGCCGTCTCAATAAGGGTATTTGCAGCTACGCATGCCACTCCAGCGTACATGGCAAAATGCATATACGGATTATATAACGCAGCCATTTGCCACGGCGCAACGCTAACAAGCGGCATGTCATGTCGTCTCCAATCCGTCGTTTCCGTTTACGCCAATTTCAACGCCAGGAACATCGTAATAGCTCTTCATGAGCTGTTTCATGCCGTTTTCGTCGATTTCATGGCCTCCGAGTAATTGCACCTTCCACTGCTGATTTTCAAGATTCGGTGCTTCGAATTGCGCGGGATCAGTGAATGATTCGGCGACCTTGATATTCCAGCCGTCAATCATCAGGGCCTTGTGCTTTGCTTCGGTAACGAGCTTTAGACCCGCCGCAATATTCCTGAGTTCCGCCGTTTCAATCTTCGCAAAATTCGAAACAAACTGTTCGCCTGTTTGCGCTGCAAGGGCTCGATGTCTTTCGTCTTCGTTTATCGTCTGAATAATGTCATTGATGCGCTTTTTGAAGATCCCCATCATCGCGTCGGGGGCTTCAGGATATTCTTTCAGCGTCTTGAGAACGTCGGCATGCCAGCGGCCTCGGTGCGAGAAGAGAGCTTCGGAAATCGATTCGGCTTGATCCCGCGCTAGTATGTCGCGCTTTTCTCTTTGCCAGTCTGAAAAATTCGGATATTTCGGCGTGGATGTTCGCCATCCCATAGATTTGGCCCAGGTTGACCACTCCAGGTGCGGCGAGGCCATGAACATGGACTTTGCCTGTTCTGGCGAAATCTTCGGCGAGCGATGATTATTGTCGTCCCCATCGCGCACGATTCGCAGATGATGCTGTGACGGCATTTCGTCATCGCTCACGTCTATTTTTTCCCCAGATAATCAGATATTAATGCATCGGCACAGGCGCGCAGAAAATCGGAGGCCGTCGTTCCATTGGTCTCACAGATTTCTTTAAGCAGTCGTTTTCTATCGGCGTCCAGTCTGACGGTCATATTGACCTTGGGATCAGGTTTCGATGGCTGCGAAGACGTAGCGATTACTGCAGCTTGCAGAGCATCATGCACTGATCGTAGCTCAATCATATCTGGTCCTTTCCGCGCGCAATGCGCTTACGCAATGCATATTACTCGGCCGGATAAAGAGGCGCAATGATTTCAATGGCGTCAAAGAAAACAATCTTATTGAGACCGCTATCGTCCTGAAAATCCACTTGAAAAGACTGAGCTTCACCAGCTTCAAGTAGCTGTGTCGCCGACGCAGCAAGGGGCAATCGAATTTTTCCGAGATCCTCCGACACGAGATCTGCTGCAATTGAAATGATTCCGTCCGTTCCGATGAAATGTCCGCTCGCTCCAACGAAGTTCGAAAACGAATAGGGCTCACAATCCCTGTTTTTTTTAACGAACTGCACCTCTAAAAACGAATCAGAATTTTTTACGATCGCCGGCGTGCTTCGATCCGTTATGAGCCCGATCACTCCCATTTTTATACAGCTCATTTGAAAAACTCCACGATATTGCCGATATCCACGGCATAAAACAGCGTTTGAATTGATTCCCCCGGAATCTTATAAGCATGATACTCGAAAACCAGACTATCATCTATTCCCGTTGCATGCTTAAAGGCATCGAACAGCGCCTTCTGCCGATTATCTGCATCCATTTTCCTCACTCTGCGGCTTTTTGTGATCCAGGCAGGCGATTTGTAAAATATTAAGCACATTAAAACGCCCTGCGGACGAAAATTGCGTCCGCTCACTGCAGCCAAGACTTCCCATCGGAAGCGAATGGTTTCAGGGCTGAGGATCCGTCTGCCGTTTGGCCCCGCAATATACATGTGATTGACAGACGGAGGAAGGCAGGGTACGGCGAAGCTTATAGCTTCGGTATGATTTTTTTGAGATTGTGCCCAGTCGAGAATCAATTGAGCGGTAAGAGGAAAATTTAAGCCTAATTTTTCCACTGTCCTGACGCGAATTGCAAGGAGATCTTTTTCGATTATTGCCACGCGTCGATCCTATTCATCTTTTCAATGATATCTAATCGCTGCCTATTCACTTCGCTCAGCGTCAAATATCGTGATATATATGCTTCGCTTTTTCGCAGCAAATCCTCACGCTGAAATTTGAAGTTCAAAAGATTTTCAATCTTGTTTTGAAAATCATCCTGATCACAATAGTTAATAATGCCGGGCCGTCGCCATTCAGGCCAATCAGGAGCCACGCATACAGCCCCGGCATGAGTTGCCTCGATCCATCCGATATTACTTTTGCTGAGATTAAAAGGATCCTTTAAGAGTGGCACGAATACGAATGCGGGTCGAATATGATGCAGATAATGAAAATATTCGATTGGATCTAGCGGCGGCGTGACGATGATTTGATCGGACGACACGCCGGCGTTTTCCAGATATCGAATCGTTCCCCAGAACGGGCTTCCGACGAAATTCAGAGTCCATTTGGCGCCATGATTTGAAAACGCCTTCGTCAATGGAATCGTATATTCATTCATATCGGCGTCATGAGTATGCGACCCGCGCCAGAGCGCTGTTAAATTTGCTGGCTCTCCGGGCTTACACCAATGCCGATAGCTGTAATCGAAAAGCTTTTCGTCGTAGGCATTTGGTATTACCGTGATCTTATCTGGCGAAAAGTGTCTGCTTAGAAGATCGCGATTTTCCGGAGCCGATGCCACACGTTCGAGAATTCTCGCAAACTTTTCTTTCAGTGCCTGCGTCGATACCGAAACAAAATCAGCTTGTGTGATGATCGATGTTATCGAATTCTGAATCGCTCTGGACGAATATACTTTATGCATTGGATTTTGCATTGGCACCGAATACAGATCGTCATCGTAATCGACCCATGTTGGCTTGCCGTTCATCCGCGCAAGATTCATAATTTTCAGGTGATCCGAGCCATATGGCCTTTGCAGAAAGACGCCGTTAACGCCTCGCATATAGACCCAGTTAATCGTTCCGCTCATTTCCAATTTTACTCGATTCGGAAATTGAAGCTCGAGAGCTTGAAGCGGTCCAGCGGCTCGATAGAACGACGTTCCATCGGTCAATGACGGTACGATGCATCCCAGTTTAAACATTTTGCCCCACATTCCCGTCGATATATTCCTGCACTACATCGAGCGATACAGACTTTTTTTTCCAAGCGCACGCCAGCTGCCAGAACGAATTATATTTCCACGCCTCATGAGCATATGCCGCTTCGGAACCGTTGACGTTTATGCGACGCTCATCCATATCGTTCGTGTAAAATTCGTAGTAAAATCTTTCCGCTTTGCCCGTTTTTGAGCTATTCTCCACGTCGATGACGGCCGTGAGGATCTTTCGCTGCTTTCGTCTTTCGCTATGCCACACTCTTATCGTCATGCACTCCTCTCATCAAAAAAATTAGCCGGAACCGAAATATCGGCTCCGGCCATTTTTTCCTCTCTCGCAAGGTATAGGGACCACTCATATAACTTGATCGGCTCGTCGCAAAAATTCGAGTAATTTCTTCAGATCCTTTTTATTCAAATTGGCGCCTATCCGCACATCGCCATGGACACTGTTTTCCGAAACAATGATTGAAAGGCTGCCTTTCTCGACACCATCACTCTCGATTAAATTCACACGCATCTGTTCGTTGATTACCAGTGTTTTCATAACGACTCACGAGGGCCTCGATTGTTTGAGTAATTCTATGCCGCACGAACGATGAAACGTCAATCGAGTTCCTTTGTTTTTCGTGGTTTTCGTATTATTTTTTGAGACACCGGATGATAAATTTCCGCCCATTCATCTTCGGGAACAAAACGCCATCGAAAGCGTTCGTCGACATTCGTCACCTCACAAATTTCATCATCATTTTCCCGAGGCGGAATATAGCTCGTCGCAACGTATCGTTCGAAAAACCGATAGGTCCTATTCTCCAGACATAGCCACTTTTCCAGTTCGCGTCTGAGCTGTTCGTGAGAATTCGTAATTGATGGCCCTGGATTGTCGCCAAGTTCCGTGACGAGAACACAAAAATCATTTCGATCGGTGATCCACGTTTCCAAAGCACAGCAGCCCACTGTCCGCTTATCGACGCGATAGTGCCAACGATTGATCCTCGTAATCGGCATCTTCAAAGCAATAACCTCCACTGCACGTCACTATTTTTCCTCATAATCAATTCGACGGGCATTTAAAGCAAGGGCTGTCCAGATATGTATGCCGGATTGATATCGCCCTCAGACGCACAAAATCACGTCCTGCAGCCGCTGGACTCGAAACCCATATGACGACTTCGGTCGAATCGATAACAAGCCTCTTGACCCGCATATCCCGCGTTACTGATGGAAGAGGATTTAAAACAAAGCCGACCGCAAGATAATCTCGTGCGTTGGCCGTATCTGTGGCGTAGCTGATGCTGGCGTTTTGGGACCGGGGACTCGGAACTGTGCCGATCACGTCGACGGCGGCGAGAATCATTCTCAGTGCGTCAATCTCATTCGCCCCATCAAGAGCGGTTTTTTTTATCCCTTCGGAAAACCGCAATGCATGGAATCAGAGATATCGAAACCCTTAGCGCGGCTGCTCTGCAGCCAGCATATTACTTTTCCAAACTTTAGACCGTCATCGTTCAAACGCATGTCAAATACGGGACATATTAAGTTACACCCATGACGATCCGCAAAAGAATGCATAGCTGCACAATGATCAAAACCATGCAGCGCGGCTCGTTTGCGTTTTACAATAGCGTCAATGCCGAATCAGTAAAATGACACTCAAACTTTTATGCAGAGCGGGATTCAGCATACAGTTGTGATTAAGAATTCTTAAAAATGTTCGCTAAAAATCCCAGAAAAGCCTTGCGCCACAAGGGTTTTGCGGAAAACACCTGTTTTTTGGACGAGCGGCCTCAGCCATTCAAAGCCATGCGTAGCAAGCCTTTCAAAAAAATAAGGGGGTTTATAGATCACTGATCATGCGTTTGGCACTATGACGTATTCGTTGGGGATTATGTGCAGAATATGATGCTCAAGATTTGAACAGAAAAACCAGGCCGTAAGCTGAAAAAAATTTGCCGTCAGAAAACAAACGCACTCCGAAATTTGACGCTGGAGAAAGAAAGGGGGAGGAGGGGAGTTGGGTATAAGTCGAAAAGGATGGATCTCCATGTTTGCCTTCGGCGGCTTCGAGACACCGGTGGTCCGTAAAGAAATCAAAAGATATATGATCGACCATCACCATCCGAAATCATTAACGAATGCAGAAATGGGACACATCCTGAGGATGTGCGCGCACATTCTGAGGATGTTCCGCCTATTTCGCATATAAGCGATTTCGACGAAAAAAAACCAGAGCCTGTGGTCGGCTCCGGTTATTGTCAAAGTCACGATAAAATCGTAATCAGTTGACCATCTTTCAAAACTAGATGGGTCATAGCATGCAAAGATTTTACACGCAATCCATACAAGTATTCACAAAAATAAATCATATTCACTTCTGCGCTGAATGCTTGGTCACGAAAGACATACGCAATTTCATCAGGCACTTTCTTTGGCTATTATGTGATTTCAAAAATATGGTAATGATTGACGAAAGTCTTCGTAGCACGATTGCACGGTTGACAGGATGGAATGCAAACGCTATCACGAACGCGATTACTGAATTGATAAAAAAGGGCGAGCTGGTACGTATCAACGACAAGAGCGTTAAACTAAACCACAAATTAGCCAATAAATTCCCAGCATATGGATATCTTTTCGAATATAGAGCGTGTCAATTCAAGTACACAGACGCTCAGGAAAATCTGATAGCCGAACTGAAAACATTAATTCGTAAATCCGACGTGCCGGAAAATGCACATGAGGATGAAGAAAAAAGAGAGGCGGAAGTGTTAGCGGCAATTTATGACAAGCTTGAGGTTCAGTCCGTACAGCTGCAGAGTCAATCTGAACAGCTACGGGATCAATCTGAACAATTGAAAAAGCAGTCTGATTTGTTAGATCGACTACTCAACAAACTTGAGCCATATGAACCTGCAGAAGTTCAGGAAATTAAAAAGACGCACCTGGAAATCGTCAGGGATTGGTGAATACGCATGGGATTTTTATGCGCTGATTCCGTCCGAATTTCAAAAAGAATTTTTGTGAGATAAGTTGCCATTCGGTTGCTCTTCGGCGTTTGTGGTTTGCCGATCATCAAAAACAAAAAATTTACTGGCCTTGTAAATTTAAACAATCACTCTTTGCCGAGGGGCGGCTATTTCGCCAATGCAGCTATTTGATCTTTAAACCAATTTCGGGCGCGTTCATCTACATCAGAGCGGCGAATAGCTGATTCTGCGATATCTAAAAGATCATCAAGCGATTCAAACACGGTCTGAATAGCGTCGTCTGTTATCGCGTCAATTACCATTAAATCGGCGTCCCGCATAGCAGACGCATAAATACCTCTCAGTTCCGCAATCTTTGTCGTAGCAGCTGTGCGCTGGCAGTCTTTTATCATTTCGGATCCATACATCATACTGGCCTCTCGACTTATTTCCATACAACCCATCCCAAAAAAATACCGAAACCAAAGAGTACCAAAATCAAGACTTTCATTCCCTGAAGTCTTCAATTGCTCGATTGACAGCACGAGCAATAATCTTTTCAATCATTTCGTTTTTGAGTTTTTCACCCAGGATTTGCCGCACGAGATCCTTATATTCATTATTCAAAAGGCTTTTTATCGTTTCCTTTAAATGCTGCTCGATGAGTGTTCGTACAGGGCTGTTTCATCCCATCTTCTTTTGTGAGTGATGCGAAGTTCCCATACGAAAGATTGCAGACGATTTTTCTTAGATCGCTCAATTGTCATCCCTCATTTACCGACTTATCATCTCCCATACAGCCATGAGCTGCTCGATATTAAGCTCGGGCACTGATCCAAGAGCCATGCCCATGCTATTTTCAATATCGACTGGATTTACTCCGCCCTGGATCTTCGAGGCAATCTTTTTCTCCACACGATCGAGCAGATCCAGGCGCTGCTGCTCTTCATTCTTTTTCTCTTCGTCGGCAATTATCATCGCCATAGTAGTGGCAGCATTCACCTTCGTTTCGATCAGCTGGGGCTTGTCGGGCGTGGCCGGCTCAATTTCCTCGGCTTCCTCAGCCGTGAGTGTATTGTTTCCGAAAATATGGGGGGCACACTCGCGAATCAGAAAAGTTGCTGCCCGCTTTTTCAGCATGTAAGCTGGCATCGTCAGCCACTTGCTGCCCTTTTTATCAAACCAGCCTTCGGCCCTGGCCATCTTCAGCGAGACGACTGTGCCTATGGCCTTCGTGCCATCCGGCCTCGTTCCGACCGCCCGACACCAAAGGGTTTCGTCCTTCAGGTCGCCGCCGACTTCATAGTCGAATGCCGTGAATATCCCAAGAGCCAAAATGCGTTTGATCATCCATTCGGCATACCAGCCCAGACGTCCGTGCACGAAATAGCAGCCCTGTAGAACTTCGCTGAGCGGCAGCTTCATCTGATCGGAAATCTGGCTCATGATAAACATCGATCGATAGTCGCCCTTGAAGACGTCGGGCACCAACCCATTGCCGACGCCGGCATAGAAGAAGGCGACCTTCAGATGACGCAGCTGATCGCCTTCGATGCCGAATATATCAGCCACCATTTTGATTTCATCAGCCTGCGCCCTAAGATCCTCAATCGAAGCGATGGCTGTCATGCCGCCTTGGGCCTGGGCTGGCCTTGCGTTTCCTGACTTTACGATTTGACCGCTCATTGTTACTCCCTCACAAGACTGAATTTTGGATAATACGTTTCCCGCAATCCCGCCAGTTCAATCGCTTCTTTATTTCCAGATTTCAGAGCGTCCTTAACGGCCGTCTTATCCCATTCGTATTTCGTGCGAATCCATTCCGGAAATTTTATTTTCATCATCGATGTGGG